GTTGTAAGAAACAACTTCACCATAGGAATTTGTAAATGTCAATGGTACAGCAACAGATTTTCCCTTTGCTTCTTGTACTGGGCCTGTATCTTCACCGGATATTTTGAAGGTATACTGAGTTTGACTGTCTGGGTCAATTAACAAGTTAAAACTAAGTCCAGTTCTGTCGGTTGCAAATTGGGGGATATTGCCAAGTTTAGAATCGAGTGAACTTGAAAATTTGAACCAGAAAAGTTCTTTTGTGGTACCATCGGACATCTTGAACTCTACGGGTATGATCGATACTATATTTCCTCCCTGAGTACCTAAAGTTTGCAATGAAGTCATGCTGAAGCTCAAAATGCCCTCATCAGAATACATAAATGAAACTACACTTTTAGAACTAATAGCATAGCAATAGGTGCCACCCGTTAAAGAACCAACTTTGATGTACACTGTGATAGATATATTGTATACATCAAACAAAAGCCCCTTGTAGTTCAGTGTGACTTTATACTCTTTGTTCGTACTAGTTATTACCGTTTGTATAGACAACCCAGGTATATTATTCACTAATGCATTTATCAGGTTTTTTAGACCAAGCCCATAGTAATCGGCTCTTGGTGGATTTGTTGTGGTGTTTGTAATGGAGTTGTTTACATACACTATCCCTCTTGTAAAGTTCATGCTAATCCTCCCCAGTTAGTTTAGTAGGCCCAACAAGCAGATTGCCATAGTTAAATTCTTCAATCTTTATCGTTGAAGCATACCCAGAAAGCTGTGTTATTGCAGCCCCATATGTTCCTCCGCTGAAGCCCTCGCTGCCAGCGGCCCAGCCCTTGAGCGTCCTGCCGACCGAGATCCCGGCAAGAAAGCTGTTTTTATCGTACTTCACGCGCCATCCCTCCTCACCAGCGGATCAGCGTCGCGTGCCCGCTGTTGTCCGTGATTTTAATCGGGCGGCGCTGCTGGTCAAAGGTCACCGTGTAGCGGTACGGCGTCTTTTCACCGTCCACAAGTTCGGCAAAATACCCCTTGTCCCACTCCGAGAAGTCCAGCGCCGTGCTCTTGCGCAATCCCATCAGATCCATATACCCATCGTCCCGCGCGGCGAGGCCGAGCAGCTTGCCCAGGCTCGTCTCATACGTCAGTTCCAGCGAGTTCTGCCGCTTGACGAGGTAGCCGCGCTGCTTGCCGTTGGTGTCGCCCGCGCCGAAGACGTCCACAGGGTAGTAGTATTGACCGTCCGACTCGAACGAGATCGCGCGCTTGACCTGCTCCTCGTACTGATAGACCATCACCGGCCAGCTCGTCTGCTTGGTGGTGGTGAAAATGCGCTCGCCGTTTGCGTAGGGGTATCCATCCGAGCCGATCGACGCGCCCGCGGGGTCGGCCTCCCAATAGATCAGCTCCCCGTTTGGGTTTTTCGCCTGCTCCGTCGTGCTTTTGGCGATGCCTGCGACAAACTCAAGGCTCTGCTCTGCCACGCGGATAAAATTGTCGTCCGTTGTGTCTTTAGCAAGGTACTTGACCACCCGGCGCGAGGTCGACAGCCGGTTGACGCTTAAGTCCGCGATCTCGCCGAGCGCTGCATACAGCGCATCCGCCGAAAGTTGCCCGGAGACGTCCACGTTTCCGTCGAGCTTGATGTAGCCGGTATAGTTGTTTGGCCCGACTTTTAATGTGATTGTCGCGGTCGTCTGGCCATCCGGGCTGGACGCTGACGTGACGGATAAGCTGATCCCATCGACCGTTTGAGTAATGTCCGAGACCCGCCCGTCGATGCCCTTGACCTTGAGGTTGATCTCCTCGCTGGTCTTGGTGATCGTTGTTCGTGTCTCGGCAATCTTACGGTTGAATTCCTGTGTGATGTACCCCTCAGCCGGATATTCGTCTTCCATCTCCGCTTCTCCGGGGGAAGAAATGCCCGCATATCCGCGGCCATCATCAGAGAGTTTAGACAGCGGCGAATAAATGCCACCAACCGTCACGCCGTCGCCCAGCTCTGCCGCTGGATCGATGTTTGCTGCGCCTGCTTCGTACGCCTGATACTGGTAGCCTTTCATGGTTTGCAGTAAAGCATTTACCATTGGCTGCGTGGCGTGAGGGCAACTTGCAATGACCTCCATTCCGGTATCGTCGCCCGCCGTCAGGCTATTTTCGTCGTCCACAAGCAACGTCACACGGGAAATAGGCTTATACTTGCCATTGTCGGAAAAGCTTGTAATGTCGCCGCCGACGTAATATTTATCAGACAAGAATCCTCACCCCTCCAAACGTAATAGCGCTGCCCGCTTCTGTAATGAGATAGTTTGTCTCGGTAGGCATAGACAACAACGGAATAAGCAATAGTTTCCCTGCATCGGTAATAATCCAGTTCCCACCGTGCGCCGCAGCGATAAAGCATAGCTCGTTGCGGATGGTGTAATCATTTGCGGGATAGTCGATGGTATACGAGCTGTTGAGCACTGTGCGGCTGTCCAGTTCCACGCCCATCAACTGGCAAAAGATGTTTACAGCGTCAGGCATAGTCATCGGAAAGTTAAGCGACTGGTCTGGCTCCCACACAACGTCAGCCTTTCTCATAGCGTCGTATGCTTCAAGTTCCCAATAATCCCCATCGCAGGACCGGCGGTTGGTAAAAAACACGCCTTTGGGGATCCAGTCTGTCGCCTGACTTCCATTAACAAGCCTGAGATAACGCTTGATCGTCGCGGCTCGCGGTATGTTGTCCGCATACAGTGCCAGTTTTAATGTTGCGCAGCAGGCGTTTCCGATGCCGAATTCTTCAAACAACTGAGATTCGGCAGAGTGCGACACTTCCGCATCTTTGCCGTATTCCGTGCCCGCAACGTCGAATTTGTACTCTCGTTCTGTGCCGGGCTTGTGGAGCAGCTCGCGCCACAGCGCACTTGTTGTCTGCCCCATATCACACCTCGATCAAATTAAACGTCGCGCCGCCCCACACCTCATTGTCATCCGCCGCTTCCTCAAGCGTGCATTCCATCGACGAGCAGTAAAACGTGCTGGTTCTTACGCCATGCAAGTCGAGATATTGGACGGTGCAGGTGGTTTTATTCAGATCGTCATCGAGTTTTGCCAGCACGTCACGCTTGACGGAGCGCGTTGTATAACTCAGTTTCCGCTTGGTGGTGATCTTGTCGCGCCGCATTTTGCCATCTTTGGTACGGGTGGTCTTGTCGCTGTCGAGATCGTTTCTGCTCCACCCGTATCCTTTCGTTGCGATTGCGGACGAGTAGTCCGTGCCGTTGATAATAAGGACTTCCATGTTGCCCCTCCTTAGTACAGCAGCACGGGCTTACCCGCCGCGCGTGTCATGTTGTTGATGTTCTTCACGGTGCTGCGGGCGATCTCCTTACCGTCGAGCTGAATGACAACCGTAGTCGTGCCGCCGGATTCCGCCATAGCCTGCTTAAATGCGTCGACCATCGTTGCAAGCGGCGTTTCGATGTTCGTTCCGCTCTTCTGGTCGCCAAGCACGGCAAGAAATTCCTTGTTTGGTGGGATGACTGCGCCGGTTGCCAGACGGGGCAAAGTAACACCGGACATTTGCCCAAGATGTGGTGACCATCCTTTACCGCCAATCCCAGGGACCCAATCCGGAACTTTAAGGCTAATAGAATTGATTTTCGTGATAAGCCAATTCAACCCTCGAATAATATTGTTAATAAAACTTTCAACAATAATCAAAATCCCATTTACGATTCCTTTTGCTACTTTTTTTACACCATCAAGCGCCATTTCAAGGTCACCGGTAAATACGCCCTTAATAAACTGAACAATTCCGCCGAGGATATTTTCTTTAAGGTTTTTTGCAAACTCTTCTAAGTTCCCCGTCAGTTTCATCATTGCCACAAGAATAGCGGCGATACCTGCAATCGCAAGTGGAAGCACGCTTTTTGTTAGGAACGTAAATCCGATGCCAGTGGCCAAAATACCAGCAATCAGTAGCAGTGTGTTTTGGAGATTTGCACCGTTATCGCAAATGTCCTTGAACGCTGTGATAATCATTGCCGCGCCAGCAACTACAAGGCCGATGCCCGCACCAACTTTGCCAAACGCGATTGCAAGCCCCCCGGCAAGCGCCGCTGTGCCTGCAAGCATCTCAAGCAGATTCTTCCAGTTGACGCCGTTATTCCATGCATCGGATAGACCATCCCATAGAAGAATCAATCCGCCAACAGCAATGAGGATTCCACCGAGCTTTTGCAGAATAGTGCCAAGCACCCCCGGCAAGCTGCTGCTGATTTTCCACAGCGCCAAGCCTGCCGCAATGAGCATGACTGCATCTGCAATTTTTTTGAGGCGGTCGCTGATATCGTCCATGTAGCTAAAGTCCGGCGTAATTGCGTCAGCAGATGCACCGCCGCCCGCGTCGTTTGCGGTATCGGTGGAAATCTGGTTGATCTCATCAAACGCCGCAAGCTGACTTGCCGCTTTCTTCGCGGCGCTGCCAGTGCCTTTTAAAGCGCTTGTTTCTTTGTTCAGCGCCTTTGCCGAGTTGGCGGTTGCCTTGACGCTTTTGCCGGAAATAAGCGCCACAAGGCGCGTGATCTGCGAAACCACCGCCGTGATAACCTTTACAAGCAGTGTAAAAGCAGGAACAATTACGCTTACAATAGGCTGTACCAGCGTCAAAAGCGCACCTTTGAGCTGCGCAATGGATTCTCTTGCTTCGGAGTTGACCATCACGACGTTCTTCACCCAATCGCGCACCTTTGTCAACGCCTGAGTAATGACCGTAAACAAAAGAGCACTGCGGACAACAGATTTTAAGCGTTGTCCGAATACCTTCATGGAATCTGCCGCCGCTTCGGTTGCATTGCGCAGCCCTGCGCCTTTGGCTCTGCCCTCGATCTGCTGTGCCAACTCAACCGCCTGCGTTTTTGCGTCAGAAATCTTATCGCCAGTCTTATTGAGTTTTTCGTTGAGCTTGTCAACTTCGTTTGCAGTTTTATTAAACTCGCTTTGCAACATTCGAACGCGCTCCGCCTGTTCGGATACATCGGTTTTCTCGTACGTACCCTTCGGCGCGGAACGCATATCGGCAAGCACCTGTTTTGCTGCGTCCAGCTCTGCACCGATATTTCGCAGTCGGTCTTCCATCGGCGTTTTCTGGTCGCCGAGCCGGTTGAACTCCTTTTGTAAGGATTCGATGTTGCTTTTTACTTTGTTTAACTCCTGATGGAGTTTTTTATCGCTAATAGTCGCTTCAAATACGACTTCACCATCAGCCACAATATCACCTTCTTGCTTTTTGGTTTTATGCGTGATATCATCCAATCAGCCATAAATAATGGCGAGGAGGAAAGAAAAATGGATAAGATGACTACTTGCAAGGTATGCGGTGCATCTATCGCAAAATCCGCTACCACTTGCCCGCAGTGCGGAGCCAAGCAAAAGAAACGCCACCCTGTTTTGGGAATCATCATTGCCATTTTCGGCATTTGCATGATTGCCGCCGCATTAAACGGCATTGGCGATGATGCCAAAACGGGAAAGCAAACATTTGGCGTTGGAGAAACCTCTGAGCTAAACGGAATCAGCGTGAAGTTTGATTCCTACACTGAAAGCAACGGATCGCAGTTCAACACGCCTAATGACGGCAATGTGTTTCTGCTTTGCGAGTTTTCCATTGATAACCAGTCGGATAAAGACATTGCCGTTAGCTCTATCGCATCGTTTAACGCTTATGTTGATAACTACTCGACAAACTTGAGCATTTCAGCCACCATCGCAACCGACAAAACTCAGTTGGACGGCGCTGTTGCTGCTGGTAAGAAAATGACCGGCGTTGTCGGCTATGAAGTCCCCAAAGAATGGAAAGAAATTGAAATTCGCTTTACTCCTGACTTTTGGTCTGGAAATGAAATTACGTTTATTGCAAACAAGTAACCATCTTCGCCCGATGCTATTTTGCGTCGGGCGTTTTTTTGCCCAACCACGCGTTGATAGTGTTATTCTCTTCCTCAGTCAGCGCCCGCTTTAAGTCAACAATGTGCCGGTTCTCGCGGTAAAACTCGCGGTCGGCTTTGTCGAGCGTTTTCCCTTTAGCCTTTAGACTGCGGATACGGACAATATTTGCAAACAAGCAATCCCCCAGCTCGTAGTATGCAGAAATGAAAGACCACCAGTGAAAATAAGGCATTGCACGTACTTCCTGCCCAACAACACGATTGATGGGGGCAACGATGTATTGAAAGTCCTGTTCCCAGTCCATCAACTTAGGTCGCTTGCGGTTATCGCCCTCGTCGCCGCAGTCAAGGAACCACGTCATTTGCTTTACGGCTTTCGGAATATGTTCATCGGGCATTTTCAGAAAATCAGGATAAAAGATATCCAGCGCTGCAAGCACTTTCTGCTCGTTGGTCAGATCAGCCGCAGCAAACACCGCCAGCACGTCCAGCGCCGCGCGATAGTCTGAGCGAATTTCATAGTCAACGCCGCAGACGTTCAGCGACGTCGGAAGATCATACATCATTTGCGGTATTTTTGCGTGTACTTGCGGATTTTCTCATCGGCAAGCGCCTGTTCGCGCTTTACCGCTTCGTCAAACTGCTCGATGATGGCAGTCATAAAGTTCTGCCACACCGGCGCGCCGTTGGCCGCGGAATATGCATTGACACTGCCAAAAAGCGTGTCGGCAATGTCCTGACCGAACAGGTCGTTAATGATGCCGCGCATTTCTTTGTCTAGAGAATCCACCATGTCAAAAAGTTCGTCATCGGGGATATCCTTTTCGAGTGTTTTTGCGCGGGTCTCCTGCTTCTTGCGCAGGTCATCAAAGGTTTTATATGCTTTCTTTGCAAAGTTAACATCCGCAGGGTTAAAGTGCACCGTCACGATGCCGTTCACGCCGCGAATGGTATATTCCTTTACGCCAGAATCAAAACTAAGTTCCATATGTTCCTCCAAAATGAGGGCTGACAGATGCCAGCCCTCTATGGTTTATTCGCCCTCGGTAAACGTAACCGAGTTGCCAGAAATGGCGGCAGTGCCGACCGTGCGTGTGCCGCCAAGCGTCACGTCGATGGGCATACCGATAAAACCGCCGCCCTCGCCGCCGAGAGAAGACGGCTTGACCATGCAGGACGAATAGCGCTCCGCAAAAACTGCGGTCTTTGCCGTGCCTGCATAGGCGTGGACAATCAGCACGTCCTGATTCGCCAGCGCCGCCGCGTTCTGCTCCTTGACCGCAAGGTTCCAAACCTTGACGATGGCGGGATCCCCAGCGTCCAGATCAGACGGGTCAAAGGTCTGTGTGATGATGGGTTTCTTCATGGTCGTGCGCGTCGTGCCAAGAATGTCTTTCGAGGAATCCTCCTGCCAGTCGTATTCCATGCTGGAATCCGTGACGCGCGTACCAAGGGGAGACCACGTGGGGGTTCCGGTTTCGCCCGTGTTGAGATACGCGATCAGAAGTTCGCGATCTACGGTCTGCCCCGCCGTGGTGTTAAAGGTCGTATCAGCCATTTTTAATCACCTCGTAGTTCATTTTCATAAGGATTTGATGATCCTCGTCGCCGTTTTCATACACAGCGAAAAGTGAGGATCGCGTTGTCGGCTCAATGCGAATAACGCGCCGTCCATCTCCAATGTCAGGCGGCGTTTCGCTTGCTGCCCAATCGCCCAAGGCGTTAAGCAGCTCGTCAGCTTTGAGCCGTTTGTCGTTGCTATTCCCCGGCTTCATGCGGTAGATGACCTTGAATTGGTATTCCGCTTGATACCCGCCAAGAATGTATTTCTGTACGATGTACGCCGCCTGAATCGTAGACAGTGCCATCGCCGCAGTGTCGGCGGGAAGAAATTCGAACCGAATCAAATCAACCGGCTTATTGGGGAATGTGTTTAACCACGCAAGCAGCTTTCGCGATACTTGATCTTCTTCCGCTGCCGAGACCGTCTTTTTAACCTGTTCCGTACTTCTTCACCGCCTTTTCTGCTACCCGCAACCACTTATCGAGGTTCTGTGCTTTCGATGCTTCGCACCAATGAGCTTGAGCTTGTGGGTGGTGCTCGTGATAAAACACCAAATCTCGGTCAGACGCATGGAGTTTTGAGCCTTTTGGAAATTTAATTTGCAAATTGCCATGCTTATCGACAAACTTCATTGGCCCATTCCCGTTTTCGTCGACCATAACTTTCCCGTAATAGAGATATCGAGCATAAGGCCCCGGATAAATGATCTCATTGCCAATAACCTTTGTGCGCTCATTTAATGAGCCTGTACGAAACGGCACAAAAGGCTGAGTGTCTTTCTCCATCTGCTCGGCTAAAACGTGCTCAGCGCGCGTACAAGCCTTTGCAATGGCAGTCCTTACAGCGTCCATTCCATCGGTATGCACGGAAAACTTGATGCCCATTACGAACCTCCGACTTCCCAGTGCTGCATATCGAGGCTACCGTAGTCCATCGCATCAACCTTGGTCACGTTGTAGCAATCGTCATGGCTCAGTACGACGGTCATGTCGTCCGAAACGAATTCACCCTTCACAAAGCACGTCATGCCACCGTTTCCTTTGTATGAGAGCGTCCACAGGTCGGATTTGTCCGTCGCTTTGAAAAACGATTGCGGGCCAATATAGGTTTTCGGCGTCCCTGTTACCCCGTCCACCGCTTCTACGGCGAACGGGATATACAGATTTACCGCATCAGCGCCCTCAAGACCGCTTTCGCGCACGTTGACCGCCTTGCTGGCTTGCAGCATCACGCCGCGCAGGATAGTGGTATAGACCTTCTCGACCTCATCAAGCGTTGTCTGGTCGATCTCCTGCACGATGTTGTAAATCGTTACAGTGTGGGGAGCGTACATCTACAACCACCTCCGCGATACAACAGCCCGGTATGGGCAAGGTATTCCATGCACGTTTCCGCAAGCAGCTTCTTCGCACCGTCCGTAGCGCTTAGTGCGGATGCGGCAGCTTCTCCGCCGCTGGCCAGCGTCCGGGAGTACCCGCCTACCGTTTCGCTTTTCACGTCATCGCCAGTCGCCGCGTTTGTCAGTTTGGTTGCGGCAAGCTGCTGCGCGGCTTCGATCAGCTGATACTTGTCCACAAGTGCACAGCAGCACATTTTTACAGCGTCCATATCGGCGTTATCTTTTGCCCGGTTCTGCGTGTAGTAATCGAGGAAGGAGCTGGCTCGTACAGCCAGACGCGGATAATCTTCCTCGCTCACGGTGCCCATATAGGTGCCGGAGTAATAGGTATAATCAGCGTATGTCATGTAAGCCAGCTCCTTTCAAATCAGCCGCCGGTCTTGGGGGACAGAATGATGTTGTCCAGCACAGCGGCCTTGAGGGTGTTCTTCAGCACCACACCAGCCACCAGCTCGACCTCGCCGGTCTTCACAGCGCCGGGGGCGTTCATGTCAGGCATATAACTAGAAATGACGCTGGTGCCGGTGGGGGAAATGCCGTGGAAGCCGTCCAGACCGATACTCACCGCGTAAATGCTGGTGGTGCCGTCGGCGGAGGCGGTAGCGGCAGAAGTGCCGATAACGTCCACAGAGGAAGTGCCGTTGTAGTACTTGCCCATGTCCATCAGGGGGATACCGGCAAAGGTCTCCACCACCTGGCCAAAGTCGTTCTTTGTACGCTCGTAGTAACCGGCACGGCGGGCGCAGGAACGGACCTTCATCAGCATATCGCTGTTCATCATCAGCATGGTGGTGTCACCGTCGATGGTGTGCACCAGCTGATCCAGCTGGTCAATGAACGCGTTGGCGTTGCTATCCAGCAGGGCAGAGGTGGACAGGTTGATACCGGAAGACAGCTCCGTAGAAGTGCCGGACAGCAGCTTCTTCAGGCCGTCAAAGGTGCCGGTCACATAACCAGCACCGGTAGCGGCGGAGGTGCCGTTGATGACCAGGTTATGGAAGTAGTTGCTGGTCGCCTTGATCTTCTGCTGCGCCTGGAACGCCAGTTCGTCCACAGCGCCGGAGGTGTTCTGCAGCACACGGTCAACGGAGAAGGAACCGCCCATGATAATGGCCTTTGCGTTCTTCTCAACGCGCTTGGCCTCGTTAGCGGTGTACTCGCTGTTAATCGCACGAACAGCGGCGGTGGAGGGGGTGTTCAGCTGAATGTAACCGTAGGTCAGGGTGGAACCACCAGTGCCCGGAGAGATGGCGTTATCAAACACCAGTCTGTCAAGCAGCAGAGAACTGCGGCGAAATTCGTCGACGATCATCTGGTCGACCTTGTCGGCCATGCCGACCTTAGCTTCAGCAAGAGTAATAGCCATGTGTCATTGTCTCCTTTACTTGTCGTATTTTTCGTGGAGCGCACCCAGCAAAGACGTAGGCTTTGTTTCACGAGTGCCGCCATCAAGCGAACCCTGCGTGTCAACACGAGCGCCAGCCTTTACAAATGCGCTGGGGTCATCGGACTTTGCCTTTTCCAGGTACTTGTCGAACCCGTCCAAAGCGCCGTCCTTCATTTCGAGCTTGCTGTCTCCGATACCCGCGCGGAAAGCCTTTTCCGCAGACTTGGAGGAAAACTTCACGCCGCTGTCGGAAATCGCCTTGTCAATGGCGGTCTGATAATCCCGCTGTGCAAGCTGTGCTTTGTACGCTTCGGTTTCCTTGTCGTACTTGCCTTGCAGCTCATCCAGCTTTTCCTGGATTTTGGCAGCGTCACCGCTGGCCTTTTTCAGCTCCGCGATGTCCTTATCCCGGTCTGCGGCCTGCTGCTCCAGCGCGTCCTTGTCCGCCTTTGCGTCCTCTGCGGCTTTCTTGTATTTCTCGATGTCCTTGCCGTTCATGGCAAAAACCTTGTCCGCCTGCTCTTCCGTCAAGCCGATACTCAACAGCTCTTCTTTCTTCATATTGCATCTCCTTACGGGATAGGCTTTTTAGGTCGTTGCCGTGACCGTCCCGCCTGCACTTTTAGGCTTGCAGATAGCCAATTTTTGTATAAAATCCGCATACGCGGTTTTTACCTGTTATTGGGGATTGCATTCCTCTGAAAAGTATGATATATAATAGATAAGAAAGCCGGTCGCTGTCCACGACCCCTTCGTTGAAGGGCGAGATGGTGTGTCGGCTTTTTTATTTCCGCTTAAACACCTGAATACGCAACCTGTTTTGCACAATTAAGATTTCGTCAACCCATTTTGTATCTTCTCTATGGAAAACTTTTTTGACTTGGGCTAAAATTGTATCTTCATCAAGTTTTGTGTTTGTCACATCAATAATGAAGTTTTGTGCTTGCCATTTTGCCTTTTTCACGCGGTTAAACAGTGTGTTGGCTCCGGCGCTTTCTCCAAGTGTTTTTAGATCATACCCAACTCCTCGGAACAAATAATCCGGCGTAGATATGCCCTGTGGACTATTCACACGAGGAACCATATATATCGCCCCGCCGAATTCTTTTTCCAAGAGTTCGGCGATTTCTTTTTCATGCGAGCTGTAATCGAGCACGACATTATGCCCGTCTACTTTGTATGTAACTCCATTTGCGGTGTACTCTTGCAAGTCTTCTACTACGTGGCTGTTCGGTTCAGCCGTTTCCTGCCATTTCCCCGTCGCGTCGATGTAAAACTCACGCTCCTCGGAAATCAGCGTTGCCGCGCCGACCGTAGTCTTGGGCGCTGCATCATTTTGATACAGCACTTTCAACCGTTCCGGCTGTTCTGGCAGCCCTGCCGCCTTGCTGAACCCACGGTATTTGGCGTTCAGGCGGCGAAGTTTGATGTTGGCAACCGTGGCATCATCGGTCAGGTCAGCGGCTTTGTAAGCGTTCACAAGGCGTTTCTGCGCACGTATCTGGCGCTCTACACGGCGCTGCATTTGCGTTGCCTCGTATGCGGTATAGGTCTTCCCGTCAAAGGTGCAACCAAGCCCATCATCGATATGCTCAAGCTGCTCATCTGTATAGGTTCGCTCAGATACGCCCTCAACCCAAACGTTACGCCGGTGGCGGCAGTTGGCTCCTTCCAGACCATCCACGGCACCCAGACCGCACACCTCGTAGATGCTCGGGTAGATGTCCCCTGCGCGAATACTGTATACCTTGCCTTGCCAATCCTTATGGCTTGACCACGGGGACGACCCCGGTTTATCTCTCGCGCCAGCATGAGCGGAAACCTCGAAATACAGAGTTTCGAGATACTGCGCCGACTCCTCCGTATATTTAGCGCAAATTTGATTTACGCCAGTCATCACGGCTCTGCGCGCTGCCACATCAATTTGATCTCGATGCCCGCTCTCATAGTCAACTACCGTCAATCCGCTGTCCGCAAGCTGCTTTACTGCCGTCTTGATAGCTTGATTGTAGTTGATCGCGCCGCTCTGGATTTGCATTGTCGCGTTATCCAGCGCCCATTGGTATGCTTTGGCAGGTGACAGCATTGTGCGCCCAGCGTCCACTAAAAAGCCCATTGATCGCGTTATATTGCGCATTGTTTGCTTTGTCTGCTCGTATATTGCCCAAGTATCTTCTACGCTTACCAGCGTTTCCGGCTGCGTGATGTGCGCAAGGTCAATAAGCTCGGTGTAATACTTCTGGTTGCGTTCCACAACATCGTCAAGCAGCTCATTCAACTTCGTTTCACTGATACCGGAAGTTTTGCGAATTGCTTTCTCAATCTCTTTTAGGTCGATGCCATGTGAGCGAAGCACGCGAATGTCTTGCACGGTTACTTCGTTCAGTTGGTCTGACGCTTTGAGACGGGAGCAGATTTCTTCCAGCAGCGTGATTTCAAGCGCACGGAACAATTCTGTCAATTCTTCCGGCATTGCGTCAAGCAGGTCTGGGCTAAAAGGGTAAGGCCGCATACGCCGTCACCTCACTCAATCTCTTCTTCCGGCTCTTTTGTCATGGCCTGCATCTTCGGAAGCTCCGCCTTTGCGGTTTCCTCGTCCTCGTTTTTGTACGTCATGCGCATTTCATAATCGTTGAGGATCCCAGCAGACAAAAGCTGCATATCGCGCGCAAACTCAGCGTCTTTGTCCTGGAAAATACTGTCGTCAAAATCAATACTAATTTCAATATTTTCATCCAGTCCGGCGTTCATGGTCGTATTGCCCAGTCGGAGGAGAACCCTACAAAGTTCAACAAGCACCTGCTCCAAGATGATCTGGTGCTTTCCTCGCGTCTTTGCAAGCTCACTGTGCGTACTGATAACCTGCGTCGCAGTCGCCATTACGGCTTGGTCGATCTGATAAAAGTTCGTGCCAAAGCCGCACTTGCTCCCCAAGATATTAAGCGCGAACTGAACCCCGACACTTAACTTATCGGAGTTAAGTGTCATGTCGATTGGCTGAATAACCGCCCCATCGCTTACATCTTCTGGCATAACGTAGTACACAAGATCGTTTTCATCAAACGCCGGTGTACCATCAAGAAATTTACTCGCCGCAGGCTTAACCATAATGCGTTTTTTGCCCATCACGAACTCATTGATGTAAGCATCATAGGCAATATCGGCACCTTCGAGTGCATCGATAGCATTGGCATAAACCGAAATGCCGGTTGGAAGCAAATAGTTGAAGTTATTCGCAATGTTAAGTCGGTCAATGACAAATTGACGCTTATCGCTTCCGGTATGTACAACAGGGGGGATGCGCTCAAAGCCCTTAACATTGGTCAGTGCTTCGTCTGCAAGTTGCTCATTATCATACCGATAAATGCGGTTCTCAATGACGTATTCGCCGCCATCCTCTTTTCTATGGATTTGCAGATAGAGGTAATCGCGCCCGCCCCTTGTAATTACAGAGGAAAACGCGCACTCGCTGATATATCCGTTCTGCCATGCCAGCGGGTAGATATTTTCGATAGTCACATAGTCCAGCACAATGCCGGATGTATTGCCGGGTACGATCTCGCCGCTCTCGTTGACCTCCTGCCCCACTACGCGGGGAATGTATGCCACCGTGCCAAGCGCAGACTTCATTTCCTGCATCTCATTCGCCTTAACAGCAAAATTGTTCTCCGTCAAGATGCGGTCAATAAATTCCTGCTCCTTATTCCCTTCAAGCGTTATCTGCACTTTTTCGTTCATGAGCAGATTCGCCCAATCCTCGCACAGTTTCTTTCCCATTCCAAGGGAATACCGCTTGCAGTTGACCATGCTTTCACCGTTACGGACGCGGTAATTGTGGAAGCCCTTTACATTTCCCTGATACCAGCTTTTCCACTCCGCAACCTTGCTGTAAAACGATTCGGGGATCGTGGTATAGCCAAGCTCGTTAAGTTTTAAGATAACTGCATTGCTCATGCGATAACTCCCATCCGGCGAGAAATCCGCTCTAAAGCGTATCTTGTGGCATCAATCAAATGGTTATTTGCATCAGGATACCCGCTGATGATGTCGCCGTCTTTATTCCGTTCGTATTCGTAATTTACAAACTCTTTATACGCGTTTGGTGTCCGGCGGCGGTCAATGACGATCTTGCGCCTCTGTAGCCACTTCATGCCGTAGTCCACGGAGCCGGGGCCTTTGATAGCCTCCTTTGCCGGAAGGCCAAGCGCCCGATAATCCGCAGTGCTCTTCGGCTCTGCGCTGTCACACGTGATGTACGCGTCGCCATATCCGCACCCTTTGATAATTCCGCCGCTCTCCTCGTTTGTCAGCTTATTTTTATAAATCTCGTCAATAAAGTAGATTGTCTCCCGCGCCCGGTCGTAGTGTAGCCGGATAAACGCAAATGGATCTGGATACCATCCCCAGTCAACACCTTGGTATATCTGGTCGAAGCTCCCGATCTCCTTGTCCGTAATCTCTCGCAGCTCCAAATTTTCAAACACATTTCCACCCGTGCCGACCGGAATGCCAAGATACTCGTGCTGATATGCACGCTCGTCTGTCTCTTTGAGGTGTTCCGCTTCTGCAAGAAACTGTTCTCCCAGCCATTCAGGCGGTGCTTGCAGATATGTTGACTTGTGGCACAAGCGGTCATCCCGTTCTTCCAAGCTATCCTTGTTTGCCCAGTTGTCGCGCGAAATTGGTGGGTTATAGCTTTCAAAATTCCAAAACACCGAGCCGCCGCGCATGGTCGACTGCAAAATGTTTCGGATTTCTGCGCGTCCGGCAAACTGGTCTTTTTCTTCAAAGTGCGTTACGGCAATGTAGCCAAACGGCACCTTGATAGACTTGATCTTCATGGGATCGTCAGCACCCCGAAACATGATCTTCTGCCCGGTAGGCTTATAAATCAGCTCCATCGGGGATACCTTTGCTTCCCAATACGCCGCCATGCCCAGTTCACCGATTGCCCAGATATACTGCGCGTATACGCTGTCACGAATGGTATTTGCCACCTTACGCAGCACCAGCGCGTGTGTACCCGGATTGTTTATCAGCAGCAGGGGGACGAGTACAGACACCGTGGAGGATTTTAGTGAGCCGCGCCCACCGCTGAAATCGTAGTGCGTGTGACCGTGGTGGAACACGTCATGCGCCACGGCGTAGAACGCAGAGCCGATTTTTTCAGACAGGCGAATGTCAGACATCAATTATCACCTTGACACCCTCTGTGTTGATGTTCTGCTCCACAATATCCTTCTGGTCGAGGTACTGTTTCCCCAGCCAAATGGCCATATTCGCGTTCTTTTCAGCCAATCGCCACTGACTTCTCCGCAGCGAAATTTTCCCAGCTCCGCGCTTTTGCTTAAATACTTCGGAAAAACTGGCATGATAGGTGCGTTTACACCAACTATCCAGTGTTTTATCGGTCACACCAAACCAGCCACAGATTTCCTCAAGCGTGCATTGCAGGCCGCAGAGGTTCTCGAACTGCTTCTGGTCTATTTCCTTTCTTGGCCTTGCCATACGCGCCCTCCTTTCTCTGCTGGCGTTTGATAAACTTCTCCATATCCCGCTTTAGGTGCGGGCTGCTTGTTTTGGCGATGATCGCCCGCGCTTCTTCAATCGTCATTCAGCAGCACCGCTTTCTTCCCCGTAAACTTCTCCCAACGGTCAACAATGACATCGGCATACTTTTGGTCAAACTCCATGCAGTACGCGTGTCTTCCGTTCTGCTCCGCTGCCATGATCGTTGTGCCGGAGCCAGCGAACAGGTCAAGTACATTCTCACCCGGCTTACTGGAGCACTGCATCTGGTAATCAAACAACTTAATCGGCTTCATGGTCGGATGCTCCGCAGATTTGACAGGCTTATCGAAATTCAACACCGTTGTCTGTCTGCGATTCTTGAAGAAGTAGTGCTTCTTACCCTCCGTCCACCCGTACAGGCAAGGCTCGTGATCGTCCTCTTCAATCTCACTTTCACCGTACAGGCAAGGTTCATGTTTCCACTGGAAATCCTGTCTCCCCATTACGAGGGAATTCTTTACCCAAATCAGGCACTGCCGGACACGCAGCATTGCGTCTTTACACGCACCGCGAAAGTTATACCCTTCACTGTCTGCGTGCCAGATGTAGAACGGAGCACCGGGCTTCATGACCAGCGCCGCATTGGAGAATGCATCCGTCAGGAAACGCCTGAAGGCCGTATCCTCCATATTGTCGTTCTTAATCTTCCCGGCGGTGCCCTGATAGTCCACATTGTACGGGGGGTCTGTGAGCAGCAAATCCATTTGTGCCCCCCCCCACGAGCTTCTGTACATCTGTCAAAGACGTGCTGTCTCCGCACATAAGGCGATGGTCTCCAAGCTGGTACACATCGCCAAGTTTGCTCTTTGGCTCTGCCGGTAAAACGGGATCGTAATTGTCCTCTACCACTGACGTGTCGAGTTCATCACGCAGACCCCAATCAAAGTCAAAAGCAGACAAGTCAAGCCCCGGCAGCTCATCAGCCAGCAGGTCAAAGTCCCAATCGCTCTCGTTGCTCTTGTTATCTACCAGCCGCAGGGCGTTCACCTGCTCCGGTGTCAGATCGTCCACGCAGACGCAAGGCACTTCTTCCATGCCCAGTTTCTTCGCCGCCAGAGCGCGGCAATGCCCGATTACGATCACGCCGTCACGATCAATCACAATCGGCTGTACAAATCCGTACTGCTTGATGCTCTCCGCAACGTTGTTGATTTGCCGCTTATCATGCTTTTTTGCGTTTGCGGAATACGGCACAATATCCGCAAGCCGCCGCTTTGTGATTTCCATGCCATCCTCCTGTTTTGCTACTAGCCCCCACCCCTTGGCCTTACATAGCAGACTTTACCCGCCCCGAGGGCATACACTTGCGCTGAATCGCTCTTCCAACCAAGCCACAATGCATCGTCGAACTTTCAGGCGGGCGCTATGCCCATTGCCAAAGGCATCGGCTCTCCTCTTTTGGAGCGGCGAGACGGTATCGAGCCGCCACACGTCCACAATGTTGCCTATAGCCATTGCTTTCGCTTCTGCTTCTGCACGCCGCATATGTCCCCGCTGGGCCACATCGTTGAGAGGTGCGCGGGGTCCTGTGCCGCATGAGAGGTGCGACCTCTCGGCCCTGATCGTGGGCTGCATCGCGCGTGCGGCATGTTGCGGGGAACGGTGTGAAAAGATGAAAAGCACCGCGCCCCGCGATGGCGTAGGGGGTAAACGCCATAAATGAGAGAACCGCAAAGGCTTTTGCACCTCTGCGATCCTATTATCTCATAAGCAAATGGCTTTTTAAGGCCAACTTTTAATCATCGAGCAGCCCGTAGTTCCGCGCGACGCACTTAATAAAATCCGTATGCCATCGTCTCGCCGTCCGGTCGGAACAGTTAACCGCCATCGCCGCACCTTCGAGCGTGTGGGTCTTGTCCCAAAACACAAGGCGGATAAACTTTAAGCGCTCTTCGCCGTCTTGCATTGACTTTGTTTCGCTCACCGCTTTTCGCACAGCGTTGTTTTCTAATAAAGACACTCCGTGCAACTCCTGCTCTCGATTGGGGGTATAGCGGCGGATAATTGCTTTTACATAGCCCCACCAGCTGTAACGAGATTTACTCATGGCGTGCCACCTTCCTTTTCACCCACACCCACAGATTCCGCCACGGGTGGGATTCTGCGTAATTGGCGCGCTGCTCGGCGTTGCTCCATTGCTGATGCATATAATCACGTTCTTCTTCAACTTGTCGGCAGCCCACCGTCATTCTCGATACCTCTGCATTTGCCCGCCCAAGCGCCGCCTCAGTGTCAGCAAGCTTATTTCGCAGCGTATCCAAGTCCGCTTTCAGGTTCGCGATCTCGTTTGCCTTGTTGATGGCCTCGCCGTTCATCTGGTCAAGCCGCTCGGTCAAAGCGACGTTCTTTCGCTGCATCGCCGCCTTTAGGTTCGCATATTCGGCAATCAGATCATTCTTCTCGTCGATACAGTTTTTCAGCTCGATGATCTCTGCTTCAAGCGCCGCAGTCTTCTCCTGCGCGTCCTCCACCATCTTCGCCATCTGGTCTTTGGTGTACTTCTTTACGTTGATGCTCATAGCTTGGCTCCTTCCATTTTCATCTGTTCTTCCCGTCCCCGGTCGCTCACGACGCTCACGACTTTACAATCGCCGTATCGCTCGATGTCCATGGCGATGCGCTCCTTGATTCCCTGCGCGTCAGCGGCGGGGACGTTGGCTTTAATCGTGATCGTCAGCATAACGCCTCCTTTTCAAACCGAATTTTCATTTGTGCAGGGTAAAGGTCCACTTCTGGGCGGCGTTTTCCCGTCCATCTCAGCCCACCAGTTTGACCGACACATTTCCAACCGGCCGCCTTGAGGCTCACGCCGCTTTCGCTCTCTAAGATATACGTTACGAGCCGCTTATAGCCCATCGCACGAGCAGCCCGCCACGCAGCGGCGTACAGCATAGAGCAGGCGTTCCGCGTCCCATCCGTGCAGAGACGGTTAACCTCCAGCGTCCACCCGTCATCAAGGTGACGAGCGACAGGCCTGCCGACAATGGCCACACCCACGATTTTCTCTCCGTCAGAGCAGCCAATCGAAAACTTGTGCCCTACGACCGGCTTATGATGGCGGTGATACTGCTCGACATAGGCGTTCGCCTCTTTTAGCGTCATCGGGCATATTTCAAGCATGGTTACCCTCCTTTGGTTCGCCAAGGAAAATGGCCGCGGGTATTCCGGTGAAGCGGTGTGTATAGCACCAGCTCTGCGGCGCGCGCTTGATCTGTAATCTCTCGTTTCCGCAAGTGCCGTTGTTTTCCCAGTGCATTACGCAGCTTTCACAATACCAACTATTCGGGCACGCTCGCCGGAACTCCGTCAACTCCCGCGGCTGGTCATAAATGCGCAGGTCGACAATATGCCAGCCATAGCCGGTTCCCTTTAGGTAGTTCACAATTTCTTCCCGCGTCAGGCAGGCTTGCTTTTCTACGTCATCCGGCGCATGGTTGAGAGGCGCAAGCTCATAAATCCGGTCGCAGATAAACTCCCCGATAACATTGCCCTTGCGGTCTGCCCACTTGCCGCGGTTCCACTTAGCAACATCACGCCCAAGATCAACTCGAAAAAACTCGTTACAGCCTTGCAGCGTGCAGTAGATATAGCATTTGAACGGCGTGTCCAGTTTCGGCTTGGTCTTTCTGACTTCGATGGTCTTTTCGCCGTTGGCGATCTTCTCCACCCACTTAGGGCGGATGCTCAGCATAACAGCCTTACTCATTCTTCATCGCCTCCAATGCTTTCTCAGCCTCCTCGCGGGTAAGAAAGAAGGTTTTCCCTATATCCTCTGGCCTGAAATATTCGCTGGTTCCGCCACAGTAAATTCTTGTGGAATTTGAAAATGCAACGATGCTAAATACCTGCTTCTCAATGATTTTTCCAAGCAAAGCAAAATACACCGTGTCGCCCACCTTGCACGGCACGATTATTACGCAGCCATTCTTGTCGGCTTCGGCCAGCTCGCGGATGCGATTGAGCAATGCAAGCTGCTCTGTCAGCGTTTTCGATTCTTCCAGCGCGTAATCAAACAGGTTTCCCAACGCGGTCACTTCTTCCGGAGTCCGCCCCGTGTCCTCGTAGGCGGCGAGACGGTCTTGCAGCACGCTAATCCACTCTTGCTCCGTGTATTTCTCCTCGTACTCTGATGCCATAAGGACCTCTCCGGTCCTAAGTCGTTGTGTCAGTCGTTCCATCACTCCGCCTCCTCACAGATTTCTACAATGTGCTGGCACAGGGCGGGAGGAATCTTTGACCTTTCCATACTGTTCTTCAGCGCACTTGTTCCACCACGGGGAAGGATGATACCCATTTGCTTTGCCTTCCTGATGGTTGCCCCTCTTGGGCTTCTTTCGTGGCATGGATCACCGTTTTTGCAAATCGGCTTAAACTGCGGATCAGGATGGTTTGTCCAGATATCAGTTGGCTTCATTCTTGTGTCCCCATACTGGCAGTATGTAACCGTGTAACGGGGAAGCCCCTGCATCCAAGTCATCTTTCTCATGCCACCACGGGGATTTTCGATAAAGTAAAACTTCGGTTTCAGCTCACGGATAAGCTGTAAAACATGCTGATCGACTGCATCGCAGAATCTCGCATAATCGCTGACAGGATCAAGATTGCCGGTAACGGCGTTCTTGCGCCTGTGATGGCTGATTGCCGCAATGCTGAATGTCGTGCAGTCCGGGCTTGCCCATATAACATCCGGTCTGCCGAACCGCTGAATGATGTCATCAGCCTTGACCGTCATGATGTCGGCATACAGGTCAATGTTTTCAAAGTGCTTGTCCCACTCGACAGAAAACACTTCGTGACCGTGGGCTTCAAACGCCTTGCCGATGCTTCGTGTCCCCGCAAAAAGCTCTAAAACCTTCATCTTCTCTCCTCGCATTCTCCAAAAAGCTCTCGGAACGTCATCCCCGTCAAGTCTTCCAGCGCCAGCAGCAGCCGCACCGTTGTATCGCGGTCGCCGCGCACCCACGCCGACACCGTAAACTGCGACATTCCGAGGGATTGCGCCAGTTCGGTTTGGTTATAGTTCGTCTTTTCCAGCGCTTCCTTGAGCACTGGATAAGCGCAGAACTCAAACGGCGTTTTCGGTCTCACGATCTTGCTCATGCGCGCACCTCCCGCAAAAACAAACTCCCTTGTGAGATGCATTCCTCAAAGCGCCTTTCCTGCGCTTCGTAGTAGTGTGTGTCAATTTCGTATCCCACAAAATCGAGCCCAAGCTCCAATGCAGCGATGCGGCTGCTTCCGCTGCCGAGGTGTGTATCGAGTATCTTGTCCCCGGGCTTCGCGTACTTCTGCAGCAACCACACGTAAAGCGCCACAGGCTTCTGCGTCGGATGAATGCGCTGCTCGTTCAGCGCCTTATTCCCTTGCTGGATAAACCCCTCTGCGATGCTTTTGCCCTGCATCATGCCATTCCACATGTAGCGGAAAAGCCGCACGCTGTCATGGCAGTTTGTGGCTGCGATCTCGCAATCGCTAAAAGAGCTGCCCCCGTTGCACTTGTCCCAAACAATGCGCCCCGGCGCAAAGCGATAGTCGAAATAGTTGCAGCCCCAAACGATATAGCGCTTTGCGACACGTTCCAACTCAGCGAAATATTCACGTGTCGGAATATCCCACTTCGGTGATATGGGGTAGTCTCTGTGCACGCCGATTTTGCTGACCTTGCAGCCATAATACCCACGCCGCTCCGGACCGCTGAAATACGGCGGATCGACCACAGCGAGGTCAAAAGCCTTGTCCGGCAAATTCTTCATTGCCTTCAGGCAATCGATATTTTCAGCAACGTTCATGCGCGCACCTCCCCGAACGCCTCCTCAAACGTCAGCCCCGTCACTTGCAGCAGCGCTTTAATCACGCGAATGCTGAATTCGTTCTTCCCCGTTGTCCATCGCCACAGGCAGAGCGGGGAGACACCGATCTTTTCGCTCAGCTCCGGTGGCGTGATACCGGAGTCCTGCAATGCCGCCTTGAGCTGCGGATATACGACCGTCTTAAACGGCACGCGGTTCATGTTTTCTGTCAACATCTTTTTGCTCCCTCATTTCGTCATTTCAGATTTTGCAGCCGCTTTTGCTTGAACCTGCGCGCCACACGGAAATCATCAATGGCGCGGTATTCTTCCTCTTTCGCCCTGCGGCTTGCGTCGCTTTTTTCTTTGTCCGCTGCGTAGTGCGGGCAGTGATCCTGACAGCCGGGATACCGCGTCGGCGGCTTGCAGCTGTGGCAGTGCTCAAAACTCATCTCACACCTCACGGATCGTGATGCCGAACTTGTCCTGCATCAGCTTCTTTTTCAGCAGATAGTCTTTCGTTTTCATGCCCTTTGCGTCCTCAACCTCACGCAGCCAATACACCATGCCGTTGCAGTCCGGCTCGGTCGCCCGCTCGTAAACAAAATCCGCTCGGTAGACCATCGGCTTGATACGTTTGCCCTCGATGGTCTTGTAGCCCTCCACGAGGGTAAAATTGGCTTGCAGCCGCAGGTTGCGGATCTTACCCATCGCTTGCAGCACTTTCAACTCGCCGAACCGCGCCGCCTCGCGCTCGGAATCAAACTTGATGCCGTCGCGCACGACCTTGCGGTTGCCGTACTTGCTGCGCTTCTTGACTTCCTGCACGGCCATCTTTGCCATGATCTGAGCTTGGGCGTCCTTGCCCAGCTGAGAAATATCAATTCCCATTGCTACCCTCCAACACAGACTTGACATACCGCAGCCGCTTATTTGCCTTGTCGCGCCGCAGATTGTCGCCTTTGAATACCAGCGGCGTGCACATCTCGATCACGCGGTCATAAATGCGCTGGTAGTCCATGTTTTTCGGCTTGCATAGCTCATCAAGCGTCAGGTTGGTCGTGACGATCAGCGGCTTCTTGGACTTGTATCGCTCGTCGATGACCGTGTAGACCGTCTCCATCGCATACTCACTGCTGCGTTCCGCGCCGAGATCGTCGATCACCAACAGCGGGTAATAGTGCACCTGCTCGATGATCTCCTGCTTGTCGTATCCAGCGTTGAGGATTCGCGGGAAGCTCGTAATCATCGCCGGAATGCCGCGATCAATCAACTCGTTGGCGATGCACGCCGCCGCGAAGGTCTTCCCGTTGCCGGTGTTGCCCCACAGCAGGAGTCCGTTATTCTCGCGCCGCATATCGTCCCATGCGTCGGCGTAGCGCTTGCACTTGACGATTTCCTCGCTCATCGTTGCCGTGTCGAATCGGCACGCCGTCAGGCTCTTGTCGCGGATTCCGTCAGCACGCAGCGTTTCGATGCGCAGTCGCTTTTCGCGGTCAGCACGTGCTTTCTTCTCGGCCTCGTATTCTCGCGCCGCACAAGCACACTGACACCCGACAAGGCGGACGCTCCCGCCGATGGGGATGCGGCACTGCTTCGGCGTGTTGCAATGGCCGCAGTACAGCAGCCCGTCTTTCTCGTAGTCGACCAGATCACGCACAGGCTCGGCCTTTTTCGCGATGCTGTCGATCAACGCGTCAACGTTCATAAGCTTCCCTCCGTGTTGCCGTAGTCGTAGACAAACGGCTTATTCTGTGGCGCTTTGCCGCCCTTATCCTGCTCTCTGGCAAGCCAAGCGGTGATGAAACGCTTAACCCCTCCGCGCGTCTTTCGTTTGGTAGGGTTTGCATCGCACCACCCCTCCATGTGTCTAAGTTGTTGCTTAACATCGACATTGGGGTATAGCGTTTCCCATTTCGATACGTCGGGAGATAAGACATCGAAGAAAGAGCCATCGTTAAGCACGAGAGAGACAATTGGCGGCGTGTGAGCCGCTTGCGGCTCCGCGCATCCATACTCTTCTTTACTTTTCTCTTCTCTACTTTTCTCTACTTTACTTTGTCTCTCGATGTCAGCATTTTTCGAAAGAATGTTTACATTTTTCGCTTGAATGTCAACATTAGGCAAAATTCGGGCAACATCGACCAAAAGGATGTTGTAATCGACTTCGAGAGTTTTACGGCGGCTGACTGCCTCGAAGTACCTTTCCTGTATGCCTTTAGAGGTCAATACGTGGTACTTGTCATACTTCTCTTTGTCGAACATCCCTCGTCTGATAGAAGCCTCTATTATTTCGGAAACGACGCTCCCACCCAACCCGACCTTGCGGGCGAACAAAAGCGCAACCTCCTCTGTCCATTCAATGTAGTAACCCGCCTTGCCGTAAATCTCTTGCAGCAAGTGAACGACTACACCAAATCCTGTCAAGCCAAATTCTGCTTCTATCAGTTCAAACTTTGCGTTCAATGTGACATCAAGCGGAAAGTAATCGATCCCGCTCTTTGCCATAGACTACTCCCTTAAAACGGCAGCTCGCCGTCGTCCTCGCTGACCTCTGCAAAGCCGCCTGCGGCGCTCTCTGCGGCGTATTTCGGTGCGGCAGTGTTGTTGTCCTCCGAGCGCCTGTTGTCTGCGAAATACACGCTGTCAGCCTGCACCTCGTAGCTCTTGCGCTTGTTGCCGTTCTTGTCCGTCCAGTCGCGCATCTGCAAGTGCCCCTCGACGCCGATCAACCGCCCGCGTCCGGCGTAGTTGCAGAGCACCTCCGCCGTGCCGCGCCATGCGACAACATCGATCCAGTCTGTGCCGCCCTCTTTGCCGTTGCGATCAACGGCAAGAGGGAACGACACAACGGATACGCCGCTGTTCGTCTTTTTCAGCTCCAAATCCCGCCCGATGCGTCCCATCAGGCACACGCGATTCATGCTCACTGTGCGTCACCGTCGCTTTCGATGACCTCGCCGGTTGTCTCATCCACGGTGTAGTTGGCGTCAATGGTTTCCTCTTCCTGCGCATCTGCGGCGATCACGTCGGCAAGCTGTTTGCCCGCGTCGCGCGTCTGGTAGTCGATGGACATAACACCCCACTTGCCAATCAAAATGCGGTAGACAGTCTTGCGCGCCATGGCGTCCCAATCATCGCGCCAGCCTTTCCCCTGATATTCACCTTTGCGGAATTTCTTTTCATGTGCGGTGATGGCCTTGACGCTCATGTAAACAGTCTTTTCGGCCCCATTGATAAGGCGGTAATAACCGACGTATCCGATGACAGGAAGCGCCTCGCGCGCGTCCTCGTCCTCAACGAAATCAATGTCAACCTCTTCGGTCAGGCGGTTGTAACTCTTCAATTCGCCATCGCGCACGTCCACGACGTTGATGGTCTTGTATGCTCCCGTGCGAAGTGCGAGCTGGTGCATACCTTTCCAGCCGAGAATGAATGTCGCTTCCATCTTTTTTGCGCCAATATCCTTCTTGTAGTTCTTGAATGGCACAATGTAGGCGTAGCCCAAACTCTGGTCGATGGGGAGGTCAAACATCGCCGCTTTCAGCGAGGACTGAATGACCGTCATCGGGGATTCGTAAAAGGCCTGCTGCAAATTCTTGTCTGCATTGACCATCGAAACGATGGACGAAATAAACTGCGGCGCGCGCTTGCCAAGCAGCTCGTCAAAGCGCTTGCGCATACCGTCGCGGTCAAGCATATCGTTCACCAACGCCGTGACGGATACCTGCTTCTGCTGCGGTGCTTTCTGCATCGCCTGCGCATTCTGAATCAATCCTTCCTTCATCTTTCTTTATCCTCCTTCACCACAAATTTGCGGAAATTTGTCGTTTTGTAGTAACTGCTCAAGTCCATGTCTGGGTGGTCCTTCGCAAACGCCCTCGCATCGAACGTCTGGCAGCTCTGCCCCTTCCAGTCGACCGTGAATCGCCCGCAGTAGCCGCGCTCGTTGTCGCCGAGGTCGTTCATCAGCTGCTGCTTGATGGCGTCCGCGCCCTTCTCGATGGCTTTCTTGCGGCTCATCAAGTACTGGTACTGCTCGACAAGCCTCTCGCGCCCGAACAGCTCGACCTCGCCGCCGCCGCCTTCGTAAAGGCGCGTGATGGTCTCCGTCGTGCTCTCCATACCGTCCATCGGCGGCGGGCTGTCAGCCTCCACGTAGTCGTGCCAGAAGTCCGCGGCACAGCGTTTCAGCGCCTCGATCTCGTCCGGGCTGACATACACGCTGCTCTCGCACCATCCGGGAACATAGTCATCGGGGACGGTCGTGATCTGGTAGCAATAAAAGCCCTTGCCCAGCGCCAGCGCCGCCAAGAACCAGCGCTCCCAGCCCGTCACGGCGAGATATGTCACGCACTGCGCGTAATAGCTCTCGGGGAATTCGCCAACTGCATAGCGCTTCATGTTCAGCGCATTCGCGGTCTTGCATTCAAGGCCCGCGTGCCAACCAGCCGGTAACACCATACGGTCAATGTTCGCATGTAGGCACGGAGCCTCATTGTTACGCAGGATGTAGTTCACCTTGCGGACACACAACCCTGTTTTTATCTCGAATCGAGTTGCGACGTAGCCCTCGAGGTCTCTCCCGATTCGCATCGCCTCATTCTCAGGCTCTTCGCCGATCCTGCCGGTCTTCTCCGCCCACACCGTATAGGGCGAGCGGTATTTATTCAGGCCCAGCACAGCGCCCATGTCGCTGCCGCCGAGGCTCTTCTTGCGCTCTTTGAGCCACTCCTCGCGGCTCATCCCGAGCGTCGATATCTTCTGCATCTTCATCTTTCTTTACCTCAATATCTTCCGCCCCGCAGAAGGGGCAGCATAGTATCGTTTGCATCTCCACGCCGCGCTCACCGTCAAGGTTCTCGCGCCTGCGCAAGACATCGGGCTCGTCAAAGGTCAGCCCGCACCATTCGCAAATGTACATCACATCATCGCCGAGACCGCGATGAGCACCGCCGCCAGCAACAGGCAGATACCGGCAAAAAGCATCGCCTCGTCTGCCTTGCGCTGCTCTCTCGTGCGCTTGTCGTGCCGTCTCATCCCCTGCACCCCCTGTCGATGTAGGGCAGCAGCTCGTACAGCACCTTGCCGACCGCGCAAGCGCCGATAACGGCAAGGCTCGTGGCGAAGTCGCAGCCGTTGAGCGCGATCACCGCAGCGGCGATGCCGCCAAAAAACAGCGTGTTAGCCATGCGATGCTCCCTTCTTCTCGTTCGGCACAAGGCCGACAAACTCAAGGCCTCTGCCTCGGGCGTAAATCTCGCCCATGATCGTCCCCAGCTTTACAGGGTCAGGAGGCGCGACCCAAATAATTTTGTACTCCGGCTTTTTACTCATTGCCTTTTCCTTTCCTCCGTGCTACAATAAGCACGGACACAATATCTTGTGGTGAGATTTGTCCCACCCGCCCCGCTCGATGCTGCAACATTGGGCGGGGCATTTTTATGCTTTGCGTTGCGAATCAGTACTATGCCATTGCGTATCCTCGCAATTCCAATCTCCACCGTAGCATCACTAAGCGATTCCATTGCCAGTCAATGAAATTCTATGCCATAGCACATCAGAGCCAGTCGAGGCTACTCCTTTGCTGATTACAGCTATTCTTCGCCATCACATCTCATCGCAAGACTTATCTCCGCATTGCCGTTGCTCGTCAACGCTGTTCCCAGCAAAACCATTCCGTTGCTTTCCGGGGCTAATCCTCGCTGTTCAAGGCCGTGCAAGGCGCGTCCATGCCACTCCATCGCGTTACTCGATTTCCTCCCAGCGGAATCTGCCTTTCCCACTGTTGCGCCACTGGCCGATGCCGGAGAAGCGCCCATAGTCCAGCCAGTCGCGCACAACGTCGATATGGTCGTCGCACAGGCAGACCACCGTAAACTCACACGTTGCCCCGGCGGGAATTTCCTCGCTCATCGCGAGGCTGACGCGCTCGCCCTGCGCCGTCTGCGCTCTCAGCGGGCGCTGGCACTCCTTGATCTCACCGTCAAAGAGAATTGGAATGGTGCGCGGCTCGGGGAAAATCAGCTTGTCGATTTCCTTCTTGTAAGCCTTGATTTTGCTGCTGGACGAATCCTTGACCTTGCGGAGGCCACCGCAGGTGTCCTTGAAAAAGCCCTTGATCTGGTAGTCGTACAAAAACGGCGTGCCGTCGTCCAGTCGCGGGAAAATGGTCATGGACTTCTCGGCCACCGCATCCGCTCCCAGCGCTGCCACCTCGTCCTCCACGCTTGCCGCATCCGGTGCGTGACTGCCGATAAACTCGCGGTAAATATCAGGGTTCGCGGGGCTGGTACCGAGAATCGGCTCGATAAACGTTAATTTAACTTTGAGTTCTTTCATCTTTCATTTCCTCCTGTTGTGTGTTAGTTCTCTTCGCTGGATTTCAGCAGCACATCCACGGTAACGCCGAAGTAGTCGGCGATGGCTTTCACGGTGTCAATGCGTGGAGCATTGATACTGCCATTCCACTTCCCAATCGCGCCATTTGCGATGCCGCACGCTCTCTCAAGCGCCCAAATGCTGATATTTCGCTCATCGCAAAGGCGCTTGACGTTTTCATAAATCACTCTCGATCCTCCTTTCACACTCATTCGCATTGTCAAGGACAATGCGAATTTTCTATAGCGTAGCATAGAAAATTTTGAGGGAATTGCCCCCACGCTCTTGACAAGAAGATAGAAAATGCGCTATTATAGTTTTGCAGACATAATTCAACATTTTCTAAGGCCCGCATTCGGTGGGGGCTTGGTTTTTTGTCACCCTCTGGAAACTATTATAGTAGAAAATCCGCTACTTGTCAATAGCTAACTCGCTACAAAAGAAATATTTTTGCCTATGAATACACGTAATAAAATCATCGTCCAAAACATAAAAAGCTTTGCGCAAATACGCGGGACCTCGATCAAACAAATAGAGAAAGACCTTGGCCTTGGGAATGGAATGATTGGTAAGTGGGAAGATTCCAAAAAAAGCCCGCCGTTTGAAACCATTGAAGTAATTGCAAATTACTTGGGGGCGTCTATTCTTGAGCTGGCGGGGATAACGCCAAGCGAGAACGAAAAAGTCCTCGCCACAGAGGGCGAGGACTATACGGAGTTGCAGAAGGCCGCTATTCAGTTTGTGTTGTCATTGCCGCCGGAAAAGCTGGAGCGGTTTATAAAAATGGGCCGCGCTGCTTTTGAGGAAGACCAATGAAAGAAATCATTATTTCACTCGGCTGTGCTGCTATTTCCGGCATTGTCGCATGGATCGTTGCAAAGCAAGCGGCAAAAGCCGAAATCAAAAAGCTGCAAACAATATGGGCGCACGAAAAGGAAACGGCCTGCGATGCCGATTTTGACAAAATGGTATCTGCCGTTTCCCTTTACGCAAAATACCCGTCTCCGAATGGTTTCCATGACGCGACCAATGCCGTAGCCGTTTATCGGGCAAAGGCAACCGAGGAAATGGCGGTCGAGGTCGACAAACTCAGCGGATTGATAGAGCGGTTCACCCCAAATTGCGACGCGATCTCGAAGCAGTTAAATGCCGTGATCGAATGCAAGCGGAAAGCCAACGGTTAAAATGCGGCCTTTCCGGCTTCGCCCTCTTTCCAAAACACTTCAAGTTCCCCGGTAAACAGGTTTCGCGCCATTCGGTAAAGCTCGGTCATTGCGGTCTCGCGATCCATGCCGTCGCATTCCATGCCGATTTCATACTCGGCACCTTTTTCTTTACTGATCGCCCAAATCTTCATTTTAGAGCCTCCATAATTTTTTGAAGTTGTTCGTCGGATAACTTTTGTATCAGGTCAAAGGCTTCTGCCAGCATTTCTTGATACTTTATTGTATCAAATTTCGCGTCGTTATACAACATCTTGCGTCCCTCCGTTTAGCTCTAAGGCTATTTTTTGCTCCTCCTCCGCGAGGATGCGCTCGATCAGCGCGAGCATTTCGTCTTTCTGCTTCGGCGTTAGGAGCAGATAAAGCGCCGCCGCCGCTTGCACCTGTGCGTCCATGCTTCGACCTCCTTTTCGGTATTCATACCTATTCCCACAACAGGCGTTTGCTGCACGGCGCTGTGCAACAAAATGATATTTTGCAAAAGATTGGGGAAGCGTAAATGGGTATTTTAGGATCGCTTTTCGGCAAGAAAAAAATGACCGCTGCGGAAACTGCCTTTGTTAAGCGTCAATCGCAAATATTTGCCGACTGCATTCGCATCATTGCCGATACAACCGACATAGAAACCTATTTTTACCGATATGGGCTTGCCGAGCAAACCGTAGCGCAAATCGCAGAGGTCGCAGGTGGCGATACTAAGTGCATGGCTGGTGGAAGGGTTTCCCCGAACGAATGTGCTGAAATGCTGCAAAACGAAAAGGCTACCCATACAAACAATTTTCTTTCTCGGTACATTCAAAAAGAAACTGTGCATATTCTCGGCTTAACTCGAGGGCAAATAAAAAAGGCTCAAGGCATTGCTGCCATTGTGGACGAGTATGCCGTTCAAATGCCGGAAGAAAGTTTGAAGCATGGACACGAGCTATGCGACAAGATGATTGGAAAAATTGAAAAGGTGGTGAACAAGTAATGAAAATTCCGGGTTTGTCTTTTAGCTGGAAGCGGGCACTTGGCATCACGAAAACAAAACAGAAAATTGCAAAGGCTACCGGCATTCCTATGTCAAAGGCAGGTCGCCAACGTAAGGTTGGGAAAATGCTTGGCATAAAATAATTTAGATTGGCCCCGCCGCCCTCTGCAACAAACGGCGGGGCCTTTTCGCAGCCAGCGGGAAGCGGTCGCCGCTGCTTGTTTTGACCATACTCCGCTTTACCTTGGTAATTCAACACCGAAACCTTGCAATAAGACAGCGCTCGACGTGGTTCGACAAGCCCTCATCTTGCGACTTCGCGGCGCGAAAATCGGAAAAATTAAGGTGGCATAAATGAACATCCAAGAAGTGTGCAGAATCCGTAAAGAAGAATTGAAACTGACCTATCAAGACATTTCCGACGTTTCCGGTGTGCCGCTGTCCACCGTTCAAAACTATTTTTCTAAATTGTCGAAAGCTCCATCTTTTTATACCGTTGTTGCAATCTGTAAAGCTCTCGGCGTTTCGATCGATAAGACGTGCGAAATCATAGAACACTTGACGCCGACCGAGGAAACGTTGCAGGCGCGCAACGATGAGCTGGAACGCCACGTTGACGCGAAAGCGGACATGATCGAGATTATGCGGCGTGGAGTGCGTATCCGAAACGGCGTGATTGCTATAATGTTTGTCATTATCGTCCTGCTGGCCGCGTGGTGCTTGTACATTGATTGGAGGGGGATTTGATGATAGCGGCATTGTATATCCGCGTCTCGAGCGAGGAACAGGCCCGGCATGGCCTGTCCCTGCAAGAACAGAGAGATGCGCTGATAAGATATGCAAAAGCGAATAAAATGACCGTGGCAGGCATATACGAGGACGCGGGAATTTCCGCGAGAAAACCGTACAAAAAGCGCCCTGCGCTCCTGCGGCTGCTGGACGATTGCAAGGCGGGGAAGGTCGACACGATTTTGTTTATCAAGCTTGACCGATGGTTCCGCAATGTCGCCGGGTACTACGACGTGCAGACGCGGCTTGACCAGTACGGCGTGACATGGCAAGCGACGGAAGAGGACTATGAGACGCGCACTGCGTCCGGGCGCTTGAAGGTAAACATCATGCTTTCCGTCGCGCAGGACGAAGCCGACCGCACAAGCGAACGAATCAAATTTATCAACGACGGAAAACGGGCAAAGGGACAACCGGCAGGGTCAAAAGCACCTTTAGGGTATATCATCAAAGACAGGCAATACCAGATCGATAACGACACGGCAGATGCCGCGCGAGATATGTTTGCGGCGTATATCAGACTGCAAAGCGTGCTTGGTGTAAAGAGGTATATGCTCGAGACGTGGGGGATTGACAGGGCGTATACCAAATATGTAAACTATTTCCGCAATCGCCTTTATATCGGCGAGGTGTACGGCATCGAAAATGCTTGCCCCGCGCTGGTGAGCAAGCAGGATTTTGACATTGTAAATGATATCCTCCGCCAGCGGTCGCAGCGCTGCGCGGGAGTTGAGACAGATCGCGTTTATCTGTTCTCCGGCTTGTTGCATTGCAAAGAGTGCGGGAAAACGATGCAGTCGGAAACGGCAAAGCAGATATACACCTACTACCGATGCCGGACGCGAATGCTTGACAACTCCGCGTGCCAGCACAAAAAGAGGATTCGCGAAGACGCGCTGGAAGATTACTTATTGCATGAGCTTGAGGGGATTGCCGAGCGAAACAACCGCTATTACAAAAAGGCAGAAAAAAAGCCCACGCAAAGCGCGGACGCGATACGAAAGAAAATGAGCAAGCTGAAAACGCTTTATCTGAATGACTTGATTGAGCTGGACGAATACAAGAAAGAGTACACTGCTTTGAAGAAATCCCTTGAAGCGGTAGAGGAAAAGCCGAAGACAAACCTTGATGCGCTGCGAAATGGACTTGCTGAATATGATACTTACTCACGGGAAGAGAAAAAGGAATTCTGGACGCGCTTTATCCGGAGGATTGATGCAGATGACGACGGCGCGTTTTTTGTAACGCCCCGTTAGGCATATTTGACCTTCGTGTT